AGTGCTTCACGCAGCCGGAAGTTCTTGCCAATGTCCCGGACAAGCTGCTCGTCAATGTCCTTCATTGCATTGTCAGACGGCAGAATGTCACCGGCTTCACAGTGCTGGATTCCCTCTTCTACCGTACCCTGCCGGGTCATTACATCGAACAGGGTACACACGTCCTCTGTCTGTGCGCCGTATGTGTCCGTTGCGTTGCACTGGGCATCGCAGTCCACCAGCAACACCTTCTTGCCAAGCAACTGCAACGCACCAGCCAGACAGGTGCTTGTGGTAGTCTTTCCTGTGCCGCCCTTCTGGTTGGCGACAGCTATGATTTTTGCCATTTTATCACTCTTTCTTTATTCGTATATCGGCATTTCTGCCCACGCTTCCACTCTTGCAATAAAGCAAGCGTCCGAAGAAATGTTCAGCCTCTGAAACGATGTGTTTACAAACTCGCCTTTTTCAATAAACGCTGCAACTGTGTTTGTTGCCGTTATAGATTCATCTTTCAGATAGGTCGTTTTTACAGAACACAAGAACCGACCTTTCGTTCTTTCAATGATTTCTGGTGTTGGCATCTCATCATCTTTAACGGAATACCACACAATTTCCTGCTTCTTCATACCGCTCCTTTCTGCTTAATACACTGCGTCTGGCTACTCTTGCAAGGCTTCAACGGAATAAAACGCTGGCATATACTTGTCTACGACACCTGCTTTGTCTACGCTTCTAATCAGATAGCCGACAGGTCTGTCGGGGAACGGAGACCTGTCCAAAGACAAAATGTCCTTATACGCTGCCTTTACCGTGTCGTAAACCGCTTCTCTGCGTCTCGGCAGCTTGATTTCTGGATGCTCTTTCTTCATCCATTTCTCAACAACCTTTGCCACGTCAATGCAGTCTTGCTTTTCCAGCTCGTCACACACAGACCAGTCAAAATCCTCATATCCGCTTCTGCGGGGCTTTCTGGCGGCTTTTTGAGGTTTGACCGATACTTCGCTTGCCTGAACTTCAATCAGTGTCTCAGACGCTTTAATTTTGGGCTTGAACTTGACCGCCACAGCCTTTCGTGCTACAAGAACCGGTTCATAAGTCACCACGATGTCAGACACGGCGTTGATTTCATCTACTGCAACATCAAGCACTCGTTTGCGAAGGTTCTTGTAAACATCGTAGCTTGCTTCCATCGCACCGAGCTGTTCTCTCAGCTTTTTCAGACTGATTTCATGCGGTTTGTTGTCCATGTTCAGCCAGTCCCGAAGAATCGAATAAAGCAAGATGCTGTACTGTGATTTCATCCGTGATGTATAACGCAGCCGATACCGGACATAGCCGCTTTCGGCAATGTCAAAGAAAATAGGGCGAAGGTCAGGATTGCAAGTGATTGCCACAACATAAGACCTTGTTTCTGGCACATAGTCCAGTTTTGCCCTTGTGAACAAGACAAAACTCTCAAACGTCCCCTTCTCTTTGTCAATGGGAATCGACACCGTATTGCCCAGAAAGTGCTTGATCTGCGGCTCAATCCTTCGTGCATCAAGGCTTTTTAAACCCAGCAGGTCTCTGTACTCTGCCAAAGTGAACTCTACACGGCTGCTGTTTGGGTCTCTCGGATTTATTCTTGACAAGTAAACCTCCAACAACCGAAGCTCTCCTGCGGTGTAGTCTCTGAACTTCGCCCACACAAGGGACTTGCTTTTTTCGACAAGGTTGTTGTCTGATATTTTTGGCATCCGCTCCTCCTTATGCCCTATAATTACGGCACTTTACGCCGTTCTGACGGCGAGGGCAGGTCATGCGCTTGCACCCTTCGCAACTACCGCAGGCTGTGGTGGCAATAATGTCATACACAGGGCTTGCAATGATGGAGTAGTGGCAAAGCCCAACTTTCCAACTCCACCGGTTTTGTTCCTCCGTCTTGATGGCATCAGCAGGGACAGAATCGATACGGTCAGACAATCCCTCGTTGTCGTACCGGGTGATGATGTGCCCGGTCAGTCGATAGCCGGGCTTTTCTGGGAACGCGAACGGCTCCCAATCCGGCTCCGTTGTCGCACTGATCGCAACAGGGTCAACCTTGACGGCTGGTTCGTCATCTTCAACAACAACCCGATAGTCACCATCGAATCTACGTTGCGCAGCTTCCTCTGCGGTGATTTCAGTGCGGTCGATATCCTCACCGATCAGAAAATATTTTTTCATAATTCACGCCTCCTTTTTGCTGACATGATTATACCACATTTCGGGGGACGTGTCAATGATTTTGTCCCCCATGGCTTGTCTTTTTGTCCCCCATGTACTCGTCATTTTGTCCCCCGTGACTTGTCAAAACGTCCCCCATGCTTTGTCATTTCGTCCCCCATCTACCTATTATATATTAAACAAGAAATAAACAAGAGGTTAAATATCATCGTTAAATAAGCGATGACGATAATTTTCAACAATTTCTTTATTTTTCCATTTCAGCTTGTGGATAACTCAACCTTCCATTTGCTGAATAAAGTCTTTCTGGCAATAATTAGTTTTATCTAACGTGTACAAAAAGTGGATGAAAAACTTTTGAGCCGGTGTTATGGGGGACGGATTGACGAGCTGCCTAATTGCAAGCTACATATTAACGATAATGCGTTGTTTATTCCGCGCAAATATTGTCGATTCATAGCCTATGGGGGACAAATTGACAAGGCGAAGGTATACCTAATCTGCATGAAACGTGTACAAAAAGTGGATGAACGTGGACAAAATGTTCTTCAAAAACTGCGATAATTCGACAATCAGCCAGTTATATTATTCGGATTCACTGTATAAGAATCGTTAGACTTCATGGCTGCTTCAGTCCCAGCGTCCTGCGCCTGATAGAGAATCTCCATCTTCGGGGCGGTTCCGTTCGGGTCTGGGTCTGTTCCGGTAGCCTGTGCTATCTCATAGCTGCCCGATACCATCCGGCAGACAGAGACTCTGTCTTTCAACGGCGTGTGAAGGTTTGCCAGAACCTCCGTCAGTACGCCGATGTGGTCTGAACCGTGATCTCCGTATCGGATGTACAGCAAGGCATCTATCTCGTAGGAAGAACACTCCATCATGGTATCTATGAGAATCTTGCGCTTTTCCATGTCGAAAAGGTCGTCCTCCAGATGCTCAAGCAATCCGGGATGAATGCAAGCGTCCATGTATCGAGCCACCGATACGCCGCAGCAGGTGAACCAGCGCATAGCCATTGGCAAGGAGATGGCTGCCAGACCTTGCTCCCAGTTGGCAATCGTACCACGATTCACGCCTATTCGTGCGGCTAATTTCTGCTGGCTTAAGCCGGAATGTATCCGTGCCATCTCTAATGCTTTGGCCGTTCTTACCAAATATTCATCCATAAATTCACGCCCTTTCAACAAAATCCAGCAAAACTGCCGGATTCGACAAACCAAAAAATGGAAAAAGCTGCTATGGAGAACCAACAGCAGCCTGTGTTATAACTGTATTGTCAAAAAATTCCAAATAGAAAGGAAACACAAAATGAAAGAAACTGCAATCTGGAACCATGAACGTATGCCGATCATCGACGGAATGCCTGCCAGCGTTCCCGATGGGCAACCACACATACCTGAACCGTGGGAGGAAAGTTAATGAACCGAACCGTAGATGCTCTGATTATTCCATACGCTCGCAGACGGACGCTGGAGTTTGTCCTGAGCCTTTCTGGGTACGAAGCTGATAAAGATGCTTACCTCGAAGCAAAAGGTATCCTAGAACGTGCCGTAGCCGCCTTGGACGATGGGCGCGACCCGGCAGATAACATTGAACGCATTGACGGACAGCTCGTAGAACTGTGATTGGAGGAAAGATGGATAGGCGTTGTCCCTTTTGACTTGAACACTCGTGGCTTCCCCGATGCAAAGTAACGGATGTGAAGAAAACGTTCGATTTTTGCGAAGTTGTTCAAATTGAATTGACTATACAACTAAGAGATGTATAATCGTATCAAATAAACATCTGCACTTACCGATCGGGAGGATATGCTACAATGAGCGAACAAGAAAGAGCTAAGATTGACAGGTTTATCGCATGGCTGTTGGAACATCCTGATAAGATTCCGGCAGCGGAGCAAGCCTTAGAACTAGAATAACAGAAAACCCCTTGCACAGAGCTACACCAGCCCGGCACAAGGGGTTTTTATTTTACCGGGTCAGAACCAGTTCTTTTTTTGGTTTCTACGGTAACAATATTTTCTGCTGTTGCCATATAGCACATGGTCATTGCCTTTTAATAATGCCTGCATAAACCAGAAGCAAAAGGCACAGCCGCACAACAAGTAATACATGGTCTTACCTCACAGCTTCTCAATCAGGTTCATTAGCGCTTCACGCTGTTCTTTCGGCATAGATTCAAGTTTTCTTCTAATCCGCTCCACTGCTGCATCGACTTCACTTTGCGGCTGCTTGGACGGATTTTCTTTTTGTTCGCCAGTGAGCAGGTAGTCCACCGATACGTTGAAGTAGGCTGCAATTTTAGAAAGAACCTCTGCGGACAGGCTTTTTGTTCTCCCGGCTTTCAGCTCGGAAAGAAAACTACGGCGAATACCGATGTTGGCACAAAGAGTTCCGTCTTTGATTCCCTCTTTTTCACAGAGTGCATGGATGTTGCTGTACAAGTCCGACATAAGAACACTCCCATATTTGTGCAAGTATACAAATGCACAGAATTTTGTACAAAAGAGTTGACTTGTACAGATGCCTGTACTATAATACAGACATAAGCAGTACAGAACACTGTACAATATGAACTCTCTACACCATTATATTAGTACAGTTTTCCGTACTTGTCAATAGATTTTAGCAAATGGAGGTGGAATTTTGAAAGAAAACTTCCGTTCTGGCTTTGAGCTGGAAGTGAAGATGAAGCTGTTGCAGCGAGGTATGAAGCAAACGGAGCTAATTCAGGCGGTTCAAAGCGATACTGGATTGTTCCTTGATGATTCGTACCTCTACAAGATTCTTCGTGGTGAGAGAAAACCGGAAAAGATTATCCAGAGTATCTGCAAGATTCTTAAAATCGAGCAGAATACCGAAAACGAACCTCAGATGTGACTGCAAACGCATTTGAGAAAACAAACCAAGAAAGAGAGAAACAAAATGACCAAGAAAGAAGCTACCGTTGTCTGCATCAAGCCTATTGTTAAAAAGACTGCAAAAATTCGCATTATCGGCGATTCTCCGCTGATTGTCCACGCATGGAGCGAGAAGGCGAAAAAGGAACTGCTTGCATCTCAGCAAGGCACGAAACTCAAGAAGGACAAGAAACAGGCCAAGAACATCTATGGCGAAATTGCTGAAGCCTTGTACTGGATGAACGGCAAGCCAGATGTTGCATACGCCGATTGGACGGAGGAGCTTCTGGACAAGTATGCGGCATCTGAGCAGTTTGGTTTCCCCGCTTGCGCTGTTAAAGCTGCTGCCGTTTCCGCTGCATTTCGTCTTGGTTGGACGAAGGATAAGGTTTCTGCTCGTGGCGCATTTATGATCTTCGGCGACAACGGTTCTGAGTTCATCGAAATCAAGTCCTTCAAGCCGGAAGGCGAGCCGAAGTTCGTAGGTCGTGAGGATTCTGTTCGTATCGGCATGGGAACCGCTGACCTGCGCTATCGTCCTGAGTTCGCCAACTGGTACATGGATGTTACCATCTCCTTCAACGAGAATGGCAACTTTAGCCTGTCCGACATCGTGAATATGCTGAATGCTGGCGGTGACCAGTGCGGTCTTGGCGAGTGGCGCATCGAAAAGGGCGGTAGCTGGGGCGCATTCCATGTTGAACTGAGCGAATAACGCTCTTTTGGCTGTTGCGGAGAGGCGAGGCTAGGAGCGTTTTGGCGAGTTGTGGCGCTGTGCGTTGAGGTTTGGCAAGGCAGTCGGGGTTCGGCTTGTTTAGGAATGCTAGTGATAGGTTCGGTAAGGCTGGTTAGGCTAGGCGGTCTATGTTGGGTTCCGGCGAGGTTAGGCTGTTAAGGCGGGATGCGGCACGGATTGGTAAGGCAGGGTGCTGTGTGGAGTGGCTGGCGAGGCGAGGTGCGTTAAGTTTTGGTGCGTTATGTTGAGTTGATGTGCGGAGCGTTAAGACGCGGCAAGGCTGGCGGGGTTGTGTATGTTACGTTGAGGTACAGTACGGTCTGTTCCGGCTGGCATGGAGCCAAAATTTCAGAAAGGAGCAAAAATGAACATTAAAACTGGTTATCAGTGGAAGAACGACAAGTGCTGTTACAAGGCAACTGCCGATGAAGCCGCTGGTGCGTTTGAAGAAATCCGGCAGAACAGCGGCAAGCTAACGCCGAAGCTGGTTGTTGATTATGCTAGACCGAAGGAATCGGTTCTACATAACGACTTCGAGTGGAGAGACGAAGTTGCCGCAGAGAAGTACCGTCAGGGTCAGGCACGGCACATGATTGGTGCAATCCGTATCACTAGCGAGGATACGCAGGAGCCTGTAAGAGCCTACGTCAACGTTACTGTGGTTGCGCCGGATGAACCGCTTGTTCGGTCTTATATGCCGATGAAAGAGGTTCTGGAACACCCGGACTTGCACAGCCAGATGATGGCAGATGCTTTCCGGGACGCACAGAGCTTTAAGCAGAAGTATAACACACTGGAACGCCTGAAGCCTGTCATGGATGCTATGAACAAGGCGTTTGACGGTGCTGTGTAAGGAGAAAATCATGGAACGGATTTTGAAATTGAAAGTAGACCTTGAGCATCCGGACAATGCTAGACACGCAATTGACATAGCTGTGGAAGCCTACGAGCAGAGCAAAAAGCACTGGGATGCTCGTGAGCTCAACGATGCCCAAAACATAGCACAAGACGTTTTGTACAACCTGTGCAATGAAGGTTACAGTATGATATGGACGGTCACGGATGGCGCTGTCGGCCTGACGATTTGGAACGATTTTAGAGAGCCAAGCGTTGGTCAGTGCTATATGACCGAAGAAGGGCTGTATGATATCTGGGTCGAAAAGCTGGTTGCACTGTGCATTGCCATAGGTCGGGAAGTCCCGAAGTTCATCACAGACAAGGCTGGTGAGTGCTGGTGACGAATTTTCGCAGGGCGCAAAGCCGCAAGCGCAGACTGAAGCTGGCAATGGCTGTTGGCGTGTCCCGAAACGATGCCAACAAGGTGCTTTGGATGGAAAAGATGCTGAACCAGTGCTTTGAAAGGCATAACCGGGAAGCCAGACTGAAAGAGGAGATGCAGCGTGGAAGAAAAGTACTGTGAGCGCTGTGGTGCCTTTCTTGGACTCGTAAACCCGTGTAAAAAATACTGCGAAGAATGTAAAATCATTGTTCGCAGAGAACGGCAGGCTCTTATAAAGAAAGGGATCAAGGCTAAGCCGGAACCGGCTTTATGCGCTTGGTGCAAGAAGCCAATGGTGCGGAAGGTCTGGTCTCAGAAGTATCACCCTGAATGCGCAGCAGATGCAAACAAGGCTTTGACCAAAAAGTACAAAGCCAAAAAACAAAAAGAGCTGAATGAGCTAAAAGCATCTGGTGAGTTCAAAATTACTTGGGATATGCAGAAGCCAGAACGTGCGAGACCTCAAAAGCACGAGCCTCCAAAGTATACCGTGCGACAGATGAACGATGCCGCAAAACGATACGGCATGAGCTACGGCCATTACAGTACTTTACTTGCACAGGGAAAGGTAAAGGCCCCTGATGAACGGTAAATACTACGGCAAGCGGGAAATCCGCTGGCACAGCCGGGAGAAAGACCGGCTGGAACACATTCATAAAAGAAAGGACAAGAATGAAAGCATTCGTAGAAATTGCCCTGATTTGGGGCATTGTCCTGGCATTGGTTCTAGCAGCGTTCCTGCTAAACTTCTGGCTGGTACATCATATCGAGCTTCTGGTCGGAGCTAAAATGACCTGGTACATTATCGGAACCGGCGCTCTGATGGCCACATGCTGGGTTTTCGGCACAGGTAAGAAAGCATGACGCTGGAAGATGCAATGAAAGCCAGGTACTTCAACATCAACGACCTTAGCCGTAGATCGGGAGTATCAAGGCCGACGATTTACAGCATCTTGGGCAAGCGAAAGAAGCAAAAAAGTTCCGTTCGGGTCGATACGCTTCTAAAAATCGCAAAGGCCTTGAATGCAAAGATTGCCATTAGTGAAAACAAGCCAAGCGGATTTGATATTGTCTTAAAAGAGGTGAAGAGAAATGAAAACTGTTAAAGGCACCGTATTGTGCTTTATAAGCATATCCATTGCCGTTGCAGCACTTGGATGTGGAAATGCCATCAATGGCGCTTCCAATGGCTGGGGGATGCTTGGATATGCGTTGCTGTCCGTCTCAATGATTTTTACTGCTTTGATTCTCGCGATTATCGGCGTTAGCGCGGAGAATGAGCGTATTGAACGCGAAAACCGTAAGATCAAGCGAGTGCCCCACCACACCAACGAGTGGAGGGATGCTCAGTGAAATGCCCGATGTGCGGACAGAAAAGTGTTACGACTATAGACACCAGAAACGAGGATGATTGTATCATCCGTAGAAAGCACTGCCTGAACAAGGAGTGTGATTACCGATGGTCTACTATTGAAATCGACACAAGCCAGTGGTACTCAGCTCTTCAAATCCAAGAGCACAGAAAACAGAGAGGACGGCCAAGAAAGAATGATTAGCGTGAACCTAGATAGATTCGGTGGCGTAACAGAGCCGGAGGACGGCGTGTATTTCCTAACCCGTGAGCAGGAAGCAGAAGCCAAAGAAGCTGACCGGCTGGCAGCGATTGAGGACTTACAGTCTGAGATTGAGGACAGGGAAGCAGAGCTGAAAGACCTCCGTGCGCAGTTGGAAGACCTGATGGCTGGTTGATTTTGTACAGCCGAGTTAAGCCAAAGTAAGAACAATAAAGCCTAATGAAGCCGAAGAAAGGAAAGAAAATGGGCAAATACAAGAAAGAAATTAAGCACTGCGAAGAGTGCAATAAGCCTTTTTCAGTGTTCCCAAACAGCACGGAAATTCTTTGCGCAAACTGCAAAAGGAACAGCTTGGAGGAAATACTCCGCAAGAACGGTCACGCACCGCAGCATACGCTTGTTAGGAGCTTTCGCGACAGCCTTAATGAAGCGTTTGCTGTCGAAGATGCCGCAAGAAGGGCTTCGTGGGACGAGAACACAAGCATTGAGAAAACGTGCCGTGACTGCGGAAAAGCATTCGAGATTTCTCGTGCAGAGCGCATTTTCTTTGAATCGCATAACATGGCACTGCCTAAGCGTTGCCCGGCTTGCCGTAAAGCGAGGAAAGAAGCGAGGAAGGAGAACAACTGATGGATAACAGCAAAATCCATGAAGCTCTGATGGCTGTTCAGTCAGAGCTGAAAGCCCCCAAAGGGCAGATGAACAAATTTGGCGGCTACAAGTACCGTTCCTGCGAGGACATTCTCGAAGCGGTCAAGCCAATCTTGAAAGCACATAGCCTTGTTCTACGGCTTTCCGACAAGCCTGTTATCGTTGACAGTTGGCACTACATCGAAGCCACTGCAACAGTTGAATCGCAGGATGGTGCCACCTACACGGTGACTGCATACGCTCGTGAGCCTGAGTTTAAGAAGGGCATGGACGATTCGCAGATTACCGGCACTGCAAGCAGCTACGCTAGAAAGTACGCACTGAACGGTCTGTTCTGCATTGACGATACGAAGGACGCTGACACGGACGAGTACCAGAAGCAGACCACAAGCAGGGCAAACAAGCCTGCACAGAAGCAAACGGAAGCGGAAACCATCCCCCCATGCGCTTGCTGCGGAAAGCAGTTGCAGCCTATTCAGTACAACAACCGCACAGTCACTCCGCTGGAAACTGCAAGAAGCACGAAGAAACGCTTTGGGCGTGTCCTGTGTTGGGACTGTGCTCAGAAACAGCCGAAGGAGGGCTAAACAATGCTTAACTCTATCGCAATTCAGGGGCGTCTGGTTCACACACCCGAAGCCAAGGTCACGAAATCCGGGAAGGATGTTTGCACGTTCAGCATTGCCTGCGACCGTCAGAGTGGCGGTCAGAAGGAAACCGACTTTTTCAACTGCACCGCATTTGGCAATACGGCGTTGTTCGTTTCCAAGTGGTTTCAGAAGGGCAGCCTGATTCTGGTGACTGGTAGCATCCAGACCCGGAAATATACCGACAAGCAGGGGAACAACCGCACCGCAACGGAAATCATGGCGAACAAGGTTGACTTCTGCGGTGGCAAGTTTGACAGCAAACCCGCCGATCGGGCGCAGGATGCACCACAGAACTACTCTCAGGGTAACGCAGACGACTTCTCTGTGATTGACGACAATTCTGATCTCCCTTTTGACTAACGGTTACGCTACCGGGACAAAAGGCGAGAAAGGAATAGATGGAGGAACTTTGGAAAGACATTCCAGAATACGAAGGGCTTTATCAAGCATCGAATCTTGGAAGAATCAGAAGCGCACCGGGCAAAACGACTTTTTCTGCTGGATGCAGAGTTCGGACTTGGCAAGTAAGAATTATCCAGCCTAAAAAAGAGAAAAGATGCCGAAACTCAAAAGGCTACACTGACGAGAGAGTAGAACTTTGGAAAGATAGAACACACAAAACAATGCTTGTTTCACGGCTTGTTGCAATGGCTTGGGTTGATGGTTACAAGCCTGAATTGACTGTAAACCATATTGATGGAAACCCATCAAATAACACACCTGAAAATTTGGAGTGGATAACAAGAAGTGAAAACATAAGAAAAGGATTTCAAGAAGGTCTTTACGATAAATGCAGCAAAGAAGTTGCTCTTATTTCTCCAACGGGGGAAATCCACTATTTTGGAACAAGAAAAGCTGCTTCAAATTTTTTAGGAAAGAATCATGCGTATTTGAACAATCGCCAAAAGCGAAATTACAAGACCGGGATTGATTCAAACGGAAACCATTGGCTCATTAGAGACTGACCGCCTACCTTATATAAGAGCTGCGCTATCTGGCTGGACGGGCGTTTGGAAAGATGATTACCTGTTGTCTCAACTGCACATCACGCCACCAAGCTTGCCACGACACTTGCGAGAAGTACAAGACCGAGAAGAAAGATTTCGAGGAGCGCAAGGCGTTTGTGCATGAGCTGAACCACAGCCAGAGCGTGTACCACCGCAACTACGAGGACAAGCACCGAGAACGTGGAAAGAAGCGGTTTCTCGGAAGTGAATTTAGAGGTGAACGAGGATGAGCAAAAGAAAGTATAAGCCGGGCGGTTACATCATTTCACTTGATGAATTGATGAAGCAGGAGTTTGTTTACTGCGCCGGAAAACTTGTTCACAAAGGCTGGTTTGGTAGCTGGCAACTGCGATATGCAAATAGCGAACTAGCTCGACTACGTATCAGAGAAGCCAAAAAAATCGAGGACAACGAATGAACACCGGCAAGCAGTTTGAAGCAGACTTCAAGGCATCCATCCCGTTCGATGCGTGGTGCTACCGACTGAAGGACAGCGCTGCCACCTACTACGGCGGCAACGAGAACCTGTCGTTTTCCATCGACAACATCTGCGACTTCCTTGTGTACCGTTACCCGATGAACCATCTGTTTGAACTGAAAACCATTGAAACGCCCTCTATCCCTCTGGAAAAGGTGTTCGGCAAGTACGACAAGGCAAAGTGCAAATACCGCAAGGAAAAGCACATCACGGACATGGTGGAAGCAATGGGGTACAGCGGTCAGACCGCCCATGTAATAGTCAATTACCGTGCGGTCAACCGCACCTTTGCAATCCCTGCCAGCAAGGTTTTGGCGTTCCGTTACAACGAGAGCCGCAAGAGCATCCCTTGGCAGTGGGCAGAGCAAGAGGGGATAGAGGTCAAGGCAAAAAGGCTGCGTGTACACTGGCGATATGACGTGGATGCGCTGCTAAGAAGATTGGAGAAAGAGCATGGATGAAGTGTTTAAGTGTGACCGATGCGGCGAAACATTTAATATGGGCAATTGGTTCAACCTCAACATGATTGAAGCAAGGGTATACATCACTGGATGCCCACAAGATTATAGTTTCAATCTTTGCCCCTCTTGCATGGCTGCGCTCAACGACTGGCTGAAAGGAGAACAGAAGTGAGCAATCATCGTTTTATCTGTCTTATGATTACAATTCTGGCACTGTCACTCATACTGTTATTTACATCCTGTGGTTTAACATCTGCTGAAACTAAAACTGAAACTGAAACTGAAACTGCTGACCACCCTTGCTACCATGTTACAGTTTATTCCCCGGAAATTGAAAAAGTGGGCTACGGCAGCGCACGGCGTCCGAAGTACACCATTACGGTGGAAATCTTTAACGAGCTGATTCCGATCTCTAGTGCAAGAGATTACAAACTACTCCAAATACCTCTGGGAGACGGTCGATTTGAGCTTGTATCCACTTCAATGGTTGAAATCGAATACTACTGAAAGAGGTAGAGCTATGCAAAAGAAAATTTCAGACATTCTGCCCGATACGGAAATTTTGGCGCAGTTGGCAGAAGAAGCATCCGAACTGGCACAGGCTGCGTTGAAGTTGCGCCGTGCGCTGGATGGCACGAACCCGACACCGAAGAGCGTGGAGGAATGCAAAAAGGCGTTTGAAGAAGAATATGCAGACGTTGTGAACTGCATTATTGCGCTGGACTTGGACGATGAAGTCTTTGATAGGATGCAGAAGATGCAGCACGAAAAGGAAGTCCGCTGGCTCTCTCGCCTTGAAGCAAAGGAGAATAAAGATGGCTGAATATTATGTTGGATGTGGGATATTTGGGGAAATCTATGCCGGAAAAATAACACCACCTCGAAAAGATGGTTCGCAGATGTGGAAAAACAAATCGGATGTGACTGACGGAGCAATCGAAGCGGTCGTGAACCATTTCATTATAGAAATGGATCGTGACGATAAGAGCAAAATTCAAAAGGCATGGGGAGTTCGTGGCAATAGAACGCTAAAAGTCACGTTTGAACTTGTCCCAAACAAGGAGTAGCCAGATGAATAAATTCGGAAACTGCCCTCTGTGCGGAAAGCAGGTCAAGCCGACCAACCTCCGCAAAATCGCACGGCAGAATCAGGTGTACGGCTTTCGCATGGCTCTGGATGGCATAGCCGCCACATGGGGCGCACTGATTCAGAACCTTCGGTGCGATGCAGACCTAACCGATGAACAGGTACAGAAGATCATCCGCATTGGAGACAGGTACTGGGAGATGGTTGGGCAGTTCAAAAACGAGAGCATGACCCCTGACGAGTTTGCGGATTACATCACAGCAAAGTCAGAACAGGTCGAAAAAGAGCTGAGGGAAAGGTGGAGCTAATGGCAGTATTATCACACAACCAGATTGACGAAGCGATATTCTCAGACCCGAACGAGAATCACATCGTAGAAGCAACTTACAAATGCTTGCTATGCTGGACTGAAGTTAAAATCATTGACATGAGATTTGCAACGGCAGTCGTAAACAAAGGAAGAAACCCAGTGTGCCCAATCTGCGGAGAGGACATGGAATGCTCTAATTACGAGGTGGTAAACCGTGACTGATAAGGAACAGCTTGCGATCGCACGGTTGCAGGACGCTGCAAGGCTATCAGAGCATCGGTACGATTTGATGGAGGATAACAATGTTTGAATTTGTAACCCGCTGGCTGGTCTGCCTAGTCCTGCTGGCGGTGGTGGTTCAGTCCGAACGGACAATCAAGGAAATGGCAAACAACCTGTTTGAAGAGCAGCAGGCAATGCTCGCTTGGCTGTTCGTAAACGTGTGTCTGGTCGTTTGTACGGCTGTTGTGATGGAGTGGAGGTAAGTATGGAAATTAAATCAATAAATGATATTCCAATGCCGTTTAGCGACATTGATGTTGCGGAAGCGTTTTATCATCATTCGGAACTTTACATGAAAACAGAGAACGTTTCAACTACGGTAGCAAGCGGAAATTTTACTACGCTGGTTTATAACGCTGTAAATTTGAAAAACGGTTCGTTCAAAAGTTTTGCCGGTTTAGAAAACGTTCAAAGAGCTAAGGTACATATTGAGAGAGAGTAACCAATGGAAAATGAATTTTACTGCCCAATGAAGATGACCAGCAATCCGCTTGGTCGGTGCGTCTGCGAGAAAGAAAAGTGCGCTTGGTGGCGGCAGTTGGACAACTGCTGTTCCGTCTGGTGGATTGCACGGAAGCTGGACAACATCGAAACGAAAATAAAGAGGTGATAACTCTTGGCAACACCCCCGAAGCGTGGTCGTGGCAGACCACCGCTGACCGAAGCTGAAAAGAAAAAGCGTGAGAAGCGAGCACAAAAGGCGAAAGAGCAAGCCGCTGCGAAGCGTGAGAAAGAGCGTGAGAAGAAGAAGCAACAGATGCTTAATAAGCGGAAGTCTATCCGCTCACAGGTGAGCAAAAAGGTGAAAGAACAGCAGGAGTTAGCAATCACGAGGTCTAAGATGATGAACACAGGCGATTTGCAGTCAAGAATCGGTGATGAAGAGGACAAGAAAGTTGTCGGCATGATTGCTGCAAAGTATTTTGGCGACCTTCCGAGCGTGGACATGAACAACCCCATTGAAGTGCAGCAACGCCTTGACTTCTTCTTTGACGCTTGCATCGAAGCCAGGATCTCTCCTGTGGTGGAATGGATTGCGTTGGTGCTGGGCATCGAATGGCCTAGCCTGAGACAGATTATGACAGGCAAACGCCGTGACGACAGCTTGCAGCAGAAGTACATTCTGAAACTGATTCTGCAAATGCAGTCCATGTGGGCGTACAACGGTATGTACGGTCAGGAGAATCCGGCAGAGTGGATTTTCCGAGCCAAGAACTACTTTGGTATGCGAGACAACGTGGAAGTCACCGTTGCGCCGCCTGAACAGCCGTTGGGCGATGCCCAGAGCGCAGAGCAGCTTGCCCAGAAGTACCAGACGGCTTTGCCGAAGGGGATTGACGTGGAGTACAGAGAGGTGGAAGAACATGAATAACGGCGATTTCATTCGCTCAATGACGGACGAGGACATTACGGAGAACCTAACGCCGGGCATCTGCGAGCTTATCAAACATCGGGACCCGGAGCGTTGCCAAAACCGAGAACATTGCTTTCATTGTGTCAAGGACTGGCTGAAAGAGAAGAACAAAATCATGGTGAGGGCTGACAAATGGAAAAACTGATTGACTTCTCCGACCCCTGCCTACGCACGTTTCTGCCTGTCCTCTTGCAAGACCACACGACAGGCAAGAATATCATCTGGGCGACAGACCCGCCGCCTGAACTGGGCGTTGGCTTTGCAGATGAAATCACACTGGAACAGCTGGATAGGGTTCAGCTTGTCCCTCGTGTGCAGAAACGGCTTGCAGACCAAAAGAAGCGCACCAGTAAGAAAGCAGAGGTGTTTACACCGACATGGGTTTGCAAGAAGATGGCAGACGTTGCCGAAAACGACCTGAAGGGCGAGGATTGGAAGGAATACATCAACAAGACTTGCCTTGAAGTAACCTGTGGCGAAGCACCGTTCCTGACAAGCCGATATGATACCACAACAGGGCAGATGATTGCCGTGCCGGACAGAATCGGTCTGCTGGATAGGAAGCTAAATGTTCTGGAAGAGCAGTTCTCTGACTGCGATATGTGGATATGCTGGGCATACGCATCGACATACGGCTATGAGTGGCAGGGAGACAATCTCTTGCTGGCAAGGTGCAACTTGTTCTTGACGCTGATCGAAAATTTTAGGTATCGGTTTGATGCTAAAAAGCTGGAAATCGGCAGTATGCCCATGTTTCTTGACTGTATCGCAGACATCATCTCATGGAACGTCTGGCAGATGGATGGTCTGAAAAAGACCGTTCCCGGCACGGATATTCCGTGCAAAATCAAAGACTGGAAAGCCAACAAAGAAATCCTGTTCAAGGATGTTGGGGAGAACGAGCAATGAAAATCATTACATATCCTGACGGTCGTTCGGAACAGGTTGGAACGCCATTAGAACTAGCGCAGTTTATGTTTGGCTTGACTGAGTATCAAACTATGCAGAAGTTCAAGAATCTGATTGATTCTATCCCACAGCAGATTGAAAGCCAAAATAAAAAACGCGCATCTAAAAAGAAAGCAGGCGAATCTAATGCAGACTGACAGAGGAATCTACCACAAGCGAGTATGCGACCGCTGCGAAGCAGTTCTGGGTGGCAGGACGATGAACCCTGACGAATACTTCAAGGACTGGGCGTGGCGCAAGGACACAGGCGACCTATGCCCGGAGTGCTATGAGGAGTATAAGCGAGTGATCGGGCGGTTTAATGCCAACAGAAGGAGAAAGAGAGGGCAGATATAATGAAAAAATGCGCTCTTTACAGGTGCAAACAGTGCTTTGCGACCATGGCGGACGAAAGCGACGTCAGAATCGACAAAGACATTGTTGATTGGATGTTTGAAAACGAAATGGAAGAAAGCAAAATTGGCTTTATCGCAAAATTCAAAATAAGCGATAAAGTCCTCATCCATCGTTGCGCCAATAACACTGTTGGTTTATGCGAGTTTATCGGATGGAAGGAGATAGAGGAATGAACTTCTACTGCACCACCGAACATTGCTCTTGCATGGGCATCAAGCAGTTTTCTGCTGGCAAGGCTATCCGATGCATGGCAGAATCCTGCAAGAACAAATCTGAGCCGTCCTGTGGCTCTTGCAAATGGTACGCAGAGCCGGAGAGTGTGTGCATGAACGACCAGTCAGAACACGTTGCAGACTTCGTGTGGGATGAACGCGGCTGCAAGGAATGGGAGAAGAAAGATGAAACGTCAGCAGACCTATAAAGGGCTTATTGGCAAGGGATGGTACGACCAAAGCGAATTTAGCCATAGATACGCTTGCTGGGCAAATCATCGCAACAACTGGGCTATCCGCAAGGCTGACAACCGCAAGCTGGCAAAGGCGAGACTAAAGCAGATTGAACGCCAACAAATCAGAAAGGAGCTGGACGAATATGAGCTATGATATTTCGCTGTGCGACCCTGTAACGCACGAACCGCTCAAAGCGGATAGTACGCATTTTATCGCTGGTAATATGCGCGCTATGGGTGGTACAAAAGAACTGTGGCTCAACGTCACCTATAATTATGGTCACTTCTATTATCGACCGGAAGTGTTTGGGGATGGCGGCATCCGTTCCATTTACAGCAAAACAGGCGCAGAGAGCATCCCGATGCTGGAAAAGGCTATTGCTGCTTTGGGTGATGATGTAGACGATAGTGACTACTGGCACGCCACAGAAGGCAATGCAAAGCGTGCGCTGTACGGACTGCTGGCGTTTGCAAAGATGCGACCTGACGGCGTGTGGGATGGAGATTGAAGGGAGAAGAATGGATGTTTGATACAGCATTAAATGCGGCGATAATCATTATTTGTGGTATAGCTGTAATTCTTTTAATCGTTCACGATGTACCCGCAAAGCAAACGTCTATTTGTGACCGATGTAAGAACCTGTATTATAAGCGTTCCCCGAAAGAAAAAGAATATTACAGATATGTTTGCAAAGTGCCGTTCAAAAAGCCTTTCAACATTCCTCCCGAATATTGCGCAAATTTTGAAGAAAGGGATAATAATGGCTAACACACTTTGGCATCCAGCAAGCGAACCGCCACGAGAGCGGACGCTGCCTTTGTTGCTTGCTACTAAGACAACGTGGCGTGATAAAGATGGAAAAATATTGCAAGGAATCTCGCCGACAGTGTATTTTCTTGGTTGCTACGCAGACGGTCAGTTCTGGGATGAGATAGGCGAGAGACTGCCGGAAGATGTGACTGTGACGCATTGGATGGCGTTTCCGATGGTATGAGGTGATGCAGATGGACAAGTATGCATGGCATTCTGTACGAGATGAATTGCCGCCGTCAGACGCTCCGATGTTGATTCTGATGGTAAAACATATCTACCAAAACGAAAATGACTATGAGCGATACATGAGACTTGGATTTTATGCGCCAGCATTTGGGGAAAAAGCGTTGAGAGACGAGTTTAACGACCCGTTGGAACACGGTGATTGGTACATTGTAACGCACTGGACGTATGCGCCAAAAGAGCCAAAGGAGGCTTGAATATGACGAACAAAAAGTTTGGCATCATCATTATGGACTTGAGCCTTTTCGACTTTGGGCCGAAGCCGCCTTGCGGGTACATCAAGGCAAAACATATCCGCCCAGCGTACGGAAAAGGCGAAAGGCCTGTAAAGGCGCATAAGCGAATCACGAGAACGAGAGAGGGATTTAGAAAGTGAAAAAGCTTAAATTTCCTGAGGATTTCTTTGCATACGACAACCCAGACTGCTCCGACAAGGACATTGAAAAAGCCGTAAACAAAATGAAGAACTGGATGAAGGGCGAGACCTACAAGAGCAGCCCCTGGTTCTTTATGGCAGCTGGTAACTATCTGATTGTCGGTCTGATTGCTGAGGACGGGCAGAAAACAATCTACGTTGCACGGCAGTATTATGAGGTAGTCAACATTCCGGGCGAAGGATGGCTGCGTAAATCTGACGCTGAGTGCCTGTTTTAAGGAGAATTAAAAATGGAAGAACTCAAAAGATGTCCGTTCTGCGGGTCTATTCCGACGCTGTATCACGATGGATTGCATCAAGTGGATTCAAAGAGAAGATACCACACAACATGGATGATTATGTGTGAAAAGTGTCATAATGCATCAATGAGCAATAGCGCTTACTATAACTTTGGTGAAGATGGCGTTTTGTCACCGTATGACGAAAAAGACGGACGACAAGAAATCATCAGCCGGTGGAATAGCCGCTACAAAGAGGACTGAGTATGGAGCAGGAACACAAGCCGAGAACATCAATGATTCTTCTGCTGGAGCACGTTCATGCGATGGACGAGCTGACAGACGAGGAATTTGGAGCGTTCGTTCGCAACTATGCACAATACGTTGAGACCAGACTTGAGCCAGCATACGACAACGACCGTGCTATGCGGATGCTCTGGAAAGTCGTAAAGGCGTTTGATGATATGAATGCACAGAAAAGACAGGAGCGAATCGAAAAAAACAGACGGAGTGCAAATAAGCGTTGGAACGATGAAAAATGCAAGTGCATACAAACGCATACCAATGATGCAAACGCATACACTGGTATGCAAAATATGCAAATGGATGCAAACGATGCCTTATCTGTATCTGATTCTGTATCTGAATCTGATAAAAAAGAAAAATGTGAAAAGAAAAATACCAACGAAGTCAAACGCTTCAAGGCACCAACTATCGAGCAAGCCAAAGCCTACTTTGCCGAAAAAGGCTATACGGAGCTGGAAGCAGAGCGGTTTGTTGACCACTTCACGGCAAATGGCTGGAAGGACGGAAAAGCGCCCATGAAGGACTGGAAAGCTGCTGCACGGAACTGGATGCGTAACGTGAAGGACTGGAACGGTGGCTACCAGCAGACGATGGCTGAATTGCCTGACGAGGGAGACTTTCTGCGGTGAATATTGAAAATCAGACCCAATACATCCTGCTGGGAGCTGCCCTCACGTTCTCGGAATACGCTGATGTTTTGCAGGACTTGGAGATTGAAGACTTTTGCCCTGAACTGCAAAGCACATTCGCTGCCATTCGTGGCTATTGGGAACACAACAACAAGTGGAACCCGGTAGAAGTCATGGGGCAGTACGATGGCGATTGCAGAAAGGCTATGGGTGAATGTCTGGATGCCTTTGGTGCAGAGTTCATCCGCAACGTCACCCATGACATGATGCAGGGATGGGCTAGAATCGTCAAAGAACAGGCAGCATTGACCAGAGCCAGAGGGTTTGCATTCAAAATCGTTGATGGTTCGACCCGATACGCAGACTTGACTGGCATCTATGAGCAGCTAGGCGAAGCTATCAACCTTCACAGCGAGAGAAGTGATTTTATCCCGATGTGTGATGGCATAGACAATTACATCCGCAAGCTAGACGATAAACCGGAGTATATCAGCACAGGGCTTAAAGTGCTGGACAACAACTTGCATCTTGTGCCGGGCAACTTCGTTGTGATCGGCGGCAGACCGTCTGCCGGTAAAACTGCTCTATCCCTGCAACTTGCCTGTGAAATAGCCAAGAACGGACGCAAGGTGGCGTATTTCAGCTTAGAAACCGACCCTGATACCCTCTATGCTCGTATTATTGCAAACCAGCTAGGCGTACCGCTTCACACGGTCAAAAACAAGACTGTCAGCATTAACGAGCTTGACCGACTGGCAGCCATCAAGAAATATCCGCTGTTCGTCCGCTCTGCCGCTGGTAAGAGCGTTGGGTGGATTAGAACACAGTCCATCAGAATGCAAGCCAAAGTAGTTTTCATCGACTATTTGCAGCTTATCCATCAAGCCGGAGCAAAAGACCGATACAGTGCCGTCACAGAAATCAGCATGGCACTGCATGAGTTTGCACAGTCTACAGGAACGCTTGTAGTAGCACTTGCACAGCTCAATCGAGAGACAGCAAGAACAGGCATTCCACCGACTGCCGCAGACCTGCGAGAGAGCGGACAGATTGAACAGGACGCAGATGCAATCATTCTGCTGGCACAGAACGTGACCACAAAAAAGCGACCGGAGCAGCATTATCACTTTGCGCTTGAGAAGAACAAAGAGGGCAACGTAGGGTCACTGGACATCACGTTCCAGATGGAAACCCAGCAGTTCAAAGAGTGCGTGTGGATGTAACATCGCTTCTGCGCTCGCATCGTCACAGTAGAATAGGCAAGAAAAACAGATAACAGGGTCAGGACGATAAAGTTATCGTCTGAACCCTATAAATATTTTTCACTACACAAAATATAGGAGAAAAACAACTATGGCACTCACCAACATCGAACGTGAGACTATCATCAGCTTCAACGCAGCGGAAGATACCGCAGAAATCTACACGGCAGACCCGGTTTACATTCGCAAGCTGGACAAGCTCTGTGAGCAATTTCCCGATACATACAAGTTTATGGCGGAGCTGTCTGCCAAGCGGTGCAAGGAATCTAAGACCTATTCGATGCCGAAACGTCTTGTGAAGTTCCGCTCACCCATCACCCGCGAAATCAGCGAAGAGCAGCGTGAAGCACTGACAGAGCGTTTGCGTAAGGCAAGAGAAGCCAAGAATATCTAATCTTAGCTCGTGCGGCTACAAAACTACTGTATCAGAAAGCGTGGAATGGTGTCAGGTGGTAAAACTACCCTCTGCGACTATTCTATGCTTTTTTCTCTTGTTATTTATCAGGTGAAAACGGCAAGGTCTGGATTTGAGTAGGAGCCGTCTCGATCGAGCGGAGTTTGGGCTGATATGGCTGCGACTATCAGCGTGATGCGTTTGTATGCAAATGGATGCACTTGTATGCGTTTGCATCCAATCTTCCCCCCTTTCTTCCCCCTCTTTCCCCTACAACCCCTATTACCCCCTATAATCCTAACTCCCCCCTCAAACAAATAAATTGTTTGAGGCCCCCACGCCGAAATGGCGCGACAACTGCGACAACCGGAAATGACAACCATACATTTTGCAAAGGTTCTTTCCCCCTACAACCCTCTATCTCCAAAAGCTATACCGTTAGCCAGCAGAGTAGACCGTAACCATCATCTTCCGGCAAGTTCTATTGGCTGAATATGGGCATACCGTCTATCTGACCTCTACGTTACGTCACCCTCTATCGTCCGGCGCACCGCGCCGACCGGGTGACCTTCAACGGTAGCAGCATCTAGCCTATCACCATCTGCGACTATTTCACATGGAGAATTGACTTCATTTTGTAGTCGGTTGGAGATGTACAAATGTTGCATTAACTATTCCTAGCAGAGCGCTATGAATTAAACAAGATACCATAGTACGTTGTTGGAAATTAAATCGAGCAGGAACAGACCGAATCGGATGATGCGACTATTTTAGCAGAATAATAGTTAAAAAGATTGAGTAATTATCTGCGACCATTATAATAAGTATGATGGTTAAGGATTTTGAGGTAATGTGATGGAGATTAAAATTGACAGGTGTCTTGACATATATTGATTTTGGGATATGTCGGACGACTTAGCGACTATCGCATCTTTCTTTTCCTAAAAGGCAAACGACTATTTCACACAAAAAATACACGACTATTTGACGATAGTTCGCAAGAAAATGATACAACTATTGCTCTGCGACTATCAGCGGACAGCTCGTTGCTATACTATATATAGGACTTTCAAACGCTGGCTGTCTGACGACTTTACGACTATTCCACGACTATCCGCCGGGAGAAACTACGACTATTGGCTACGACTATTCCAGCCGGGACGCTGCGACTATTGCTGACCTCTATTGGCTATCGGGCGAAAGCCCGAAAAGAGATATGGCGGTAGCTGTCAATGGTTCCGCGCCGCCCGCCGTGCCCCTGCCGCTGGACTGTCCCGCCGGGTGGATGGTGCCGGGCTGACCCGGTACAGGTGGAAGCGCTGACCCCGCCGGGCTGGCATGGTCTGTGATATGCTGCACCGTCTGGCATTGACCCATAACAGGGCGCACCCCTGTATATACATTATTATAATAGGGCGGCTGCGCTGACCTGTACAGCGTCCCGGTGCGGTGGTGGTATCTGGTATGCGCTGGAGGTGTTGCGGCGCTGTGATGTGCTCCAGCGCGGCGCAGGCGGTGTTATATCCGCTTTTGCCGGTCTGGTATTGTATGCGGTGGAATGGGTCAAATTGCCGGAAACGCACCTGTAAAGCCCTGTGCGCTGTTTTGTAGCGTTGGCGGTATAAATTTGCATGGACGGCAGAAAAGCCACTGTAAACGCTTGTGCGTGGCTTTATTGTAGCAGGGCAAAATAAAAGCCCTGCACCGTGTCGATGCAAGGCAAAAGAAAAGCCCCGCCAGCGTGGGCGGGGGTTGAGAATTTTATTAGTGCCATTCAATCATACGCTTTGTGCGCTTCAATCCTGCCAGCGTATAATCTCCGCTGACATTATCCCACACACGGGAGCGGGTATTATAGGCATACGGATAAAGCGTTGTCTGGTTTGGGCTGTCCCAATTCACTGCATGATGCACTTTTCCGGTCTCATCGTCCACATAAATGCTCAAGCCGTTGGCCTCGTGTTCAGTGTAAGTTTTCATTGTGATACCTTTCTTTCTGGGCTTTTGCCCTTTTTTACAGTATATCATACTGCAAGCCCTAAAAACAGGACTTGCAAAATATTTTTGCCCTTTTGGGCTGGGGCAGGGTTGCTTTACGGTGCAGCCCCGCTAAAGTGTCCGGGTGGCTTATTTGCTGGCTTTAAAGAGTGCAGAGAAAAACCAGAAGAAAAACAGAAGCGCGGATAGCATTACAGCTTGCACCCCCCAACGGCTGCACACTTGAGCGCAGATGCAAGATAGATATATTTTTTGGGAGCGTGGATATCATCGGTGTAAACGTACCAGTTTCTAACAGCGTCTTGCCGGACTGCGCAACCGTTGGCAGCCGTGAACGTTACGACGGCATTATGTGCAAGATTTGGCTCTATTTGCCTATACTCTTGCAGAATGTGCGGCACTGTGCTGTTACGGGACGTATAAGGCAGGCCAACGCCTGCAAAATGTATTTGCATAATCATGTTATAACCTCCTTATACCACGCTAAACCGCTTGTACGTGGTTTTGCTGCTACACTCTGCGTATATATCCGGGTGTAGCGTCTTGAGTCGCTTACTATCAAGTCGGACGCTCTGAACGTCCTTATAGATAGCCTTTGCCGTGCCTTGCGCCATTTCTGGCGCGCCCTGCATCATATCAATTATTTCAGCCTTTACAGCGTCGTTCATTGCTTCAAGCTCTTCAATGAGCCGCTTGTTTTCCCTGTATTCATTTACCCTTTTTTCAAAATCAGACATTTTTATACCTCCATAAAAAGATGCAAGGCAGAATTTGCTTTTTTGTGCCGCTCAAAATCAGCTTGTGTACCGTGCCCAAAATTAAAAGCGCCTGTAATTCGTTCCGCGTCCCATACACTATAAGCACCGGCACGGATAGCGGCTTTTACATTACCGCGATACTCTGCAGCAAGTTCAGGCTTGTAAATATCGATTGTCATTATTTGCCCGCCTCCTTAGCTGTTAAGAAATGCCAGCATAACCAGAGCGCCGGAGATCATGCCGCCCACATACCAGAGGGCTGCCCACTGGGTTGCATCAAGCATTGTACTCTACCTCCTCTTTGTAGTAGCTCTCAAGGTTGACCGCCACAGTATAGCGGCATTGGACGTTAAATAAGCGGCTCCACTGGCCGTCGCTGCCAAACTCTTTATTGTACAGCTTTGCTCCCTCAGTAGCTACGTTATACCAGAGGTCAACGGCCTTGTCTGCGTCATAGATTCCGCGCTGGTACTTTTTGTGCAGGTTGTTAATAATGGGTGTTATCATTTGGCGAAACAAGCCGCCGTTGTTGGTTGTGTACAGTTCAAGCTCTCTGCTCTCGTCTGTTTCGTGGTAGGTCATACTAGAGGTTCTTTTCATGGTTTTTGTCCTCCTGTTTTGGTGGTGGTGTTTTGGTGTACATCCTCTGTACATTTACTATTATACATGATTAAACGTACAAGTCAATAGTATATTCAAGATTAAACGTACAAGCATATAAAAACGTTGCACACGCAACATACGAGCACTGTGCATTCCAGCCCCGCCGCCGTCCCAATCGTCCCCGCGCGGCCTGCCTTGTTGTCTGTCGTGTGCAGTCCGTCCGGGTGTGCTGGAGTGGGCAGGGGTGCACCGGCGGGGTATATAGCCGCCGACCAGCCCCGCCCGGTCAGTCCCGTCACAACCGAAAAAATAAAAAAGACCCACCCCACCTTCACAAAACGAAACCCATCCGATTGTGCAAGTCTCCAAATTTTCCGAAAAATACAAAAAGGCCCCTCTTCCGGTCTAATCTGTGCTATACTTGACCGTAAGAAAGGGGAATTGTAAAATGGCAAAACTCGTAAAGTGTAAACACTGCGGCGCAAGGATAGCGGTTACCGCCAAAACCTGTCCGCAGTGTGGTGGAGAGAATACACCGCCAAAGCCAGCTTATAAGCGGCTGTGGTTCAAAATCCTTATGGTAATGTTCGTATTGGCTTTTATTATGGATTTAGTAAGCCCTCGTGACAAAACGAATATTGCGTCTAGTTCAGAAAGTGAAAAGCCGATGTCATTCATTGCATCATCTGTAAAGGAAGAATCCGAAAGTTCGTCTGCTGCTTCGGAAGAACCTGTAAAAGAGAACGGCTCTTTTGTTTTAGTTGATGAAGTTCTTGGCGATTATGGAAAAGAAGAAACGAACAAGAGTGGTTATAAATATATCTGGTACATGGTTCCGGCTGGCACATACCAAGTTGAGAATCAAAACAAAGAAGCTACAGTATTTGTGGTGTCTGATGCAAATTCTGACGATGTGAGCGATGTACTGAAATTTGAAAAATCTGGCGAAAAGCAGAATGTTACCGTTAAAGACGGCTACCATATCGAACTTTCGATTAGTGCGGAAGTCTTGCTAACACCAGTTGAATAAAGGAGAAATCTACAATGGCTAAAAATGAAAAGTCGAAAAACGATTTGATTCCATGTGAACACTGCGGACACATGATTTCAAGGACAGCAAAGTTTTGCCCTGAGTGCGGTGGTGAGAATAAGAAAAGAATGAGCGCTGGTAAAATAATCGCCACAATCATTCTTTGCATTATAACCTACTATCTTGTATTCTTTTTTGCTTCTGCATTTTTGACTTCCTGATAACAGCACAAAAGCCAGCGGCTAGATATTCTCTAACCACTGGCTTTTCTTATAGGCTGTTATGTATTATGCGGACTGCTTTTCTTCCTTGACTTCAAACTTCACGTTTGTGGCCGCTGCCAAACGGCGTACGGAGTTGATGAACGCGGATTCCATCTTCTTGTCCTTGCTGTCGAAGATGATGTCAACAGCGTTGATTTTCCGTACAAAAGTCTTGCTCATGCCCTTAGACGCGGCATCCTTCTTGCGGTTATCCAAACGGCGGCGAACATCGAAGCCGTTCTCCTTCATTTCATCGTAGACTTCATTCCACACGTCTGCGTATGCCGTACCACCGCCACGCTTGGTTGCAATGGCATTCAACGTGCGCTGGCAGACCTTTCGTGCATCTTCTTTGACGCTGATAGTCATGATCGAGCACATATTGTTGAAACTGGATTCAATGGCATCCACGCGCTTTTCGGTTTCTGCGCTTCGTGCAGCCTGTTCGTTTACCGCCTGAACCATCATGTTCAAAATCTGCAAGCTGCTAGGCTGCCCGACCGGATAATGTGATACATTCTTCTCAAGGTCAATCAGCTTCTGGCGAATCTCCATGCCCTGAGGTGTCCGCTGAATCATAGCAATGTGCTTTGCCATGTCAAGGCTGAGAGCGTGTTCGATTGAGCGGCCACCGTTTTCTAAAATTTTAGAAAACGACGCATAGTCTACGTTTTCTTCAAATCCATAGGCAGCCATGTTCTTAAACCAGTCTGCGTATTTGGATTTGATTTTGAGCCGTTCGTGCAGTTCCCGACCCAACACAACCTTTTCACCAGTGTCGGTGTCGTACACGGGGATAACATCTTCGGAGAAGATACGGATGTTTTCAAGGCTATTATTCATAAAATTTTATCCTTATGTCTTGCGAGAGCAAGCCATCTTTGGTATAATAACCCAAAGAGGGTCTATGCTCTCTGAGTGTGGATGATACGTTCGCTGCGGTCGGCAAACTTTAGCGAGCGTATCATTTTTCGTTTTCATCGGGCAGCGGATGGTTTTGCAGATACTCGGCAGCGGCCTTACGCATGAACTGGCTACGGCTAATGTCCAGTGTCAGGCAGTAGTTATCCACCTTTTCCAGCGTTGCCGTGTCCATGTTCACATTGGCCTGTTTTCCATTGCGGTGCTTGGTTAAAGTCATGTTCGTTCACCTCCTTTCTGTGTGATAATATTATACCACTTTTTCTTGTGAAGTAAATAATTTCAAACGATTTTACGATGTAATTTATAATACATACGAATTGCCGAAATTATGTTACTTTTCTTTACGTCCTGCTTCGTACCCTGCCCGGTAGTTCAGTTCTGACAGCTTGCCCAGTGCTTCTGCGTACTCCCTGTCCTCGCTGGTCGGCTCTTTGCCGTGTGCGAGAGTTTTCAGAAATTCTTCGGTTGTCGTGGGGAAGTTCATGTTTTTTTTTGCTCCTTTCTATTGCAGAAGTGGTCTGCTTCTGCTATAATAATTGACAGAAACCGAGACTGCGCCCTTGGTTGCGCAGCTTCTGTTTTGTGGTGGAATAGGTCGTCAGTGCTACTTTGGTCGGTGGAGCTGACGGCCTATTTTTTATGCCACAAAGGATAAATCCACTGTTGTTGGTCGATTCATCATGTGTTCTGCTGTCTTAGATTATAGACGCTTGGCATATAGTTGTCAACAGCCCAATTTGTATAATTTGTATCAGATATTTCTGATTTTTACTCATTCTAACGTAAATTTACGTTATTTGATAGTACTTTCGTAAACGGATTAGTTTACCCCAGTAATAGCAACTTGAAAATTATTTTTCGATAATTCGTAAGGCTGCTATTCAAGTATACAGTTTGTAAAGCAACGAAAAAGTTTACAGCCGTTTGACCACCCTATTGATAGTAAAAAGCTAAAAATACGCAAACTTCCTCTTGACGATTAAACGTACATAGTGTATAATAGGGTCAAGAAAGAGAGTTGGTAAAAATGAAGAATGTAGCTGCGTATGTCAGAGTTTCCACGGATGGGCAATGTGGCGAAGATAAATTCGGAATGGAAGCCCAGAAAGAGCAAATCGAAGAATACTGCCGCAAGAATGATATGAATATAATCAAGTGGTTTACTGATGCTGGCGAATCTGGCGCAAAGGAAAGGCCCGGATTTGACAGTATTGTGTATGGCGATGTTTCTAATCCTCCATATGAAGCAGTTGTTGTTGCAAAAAGTGATCGAGTTGCAAGAGACATCAACGTTTATTATTATTACAAGATGCTTCTGCTCAAAAAAGAGATTTCTCTTATTAGCGTTGCGGAAGATTTTGGGAAAATGGGAGTTTTTTCTACGATGCTTGAAGCTTTTACCCTTTGCTGCGCTCAAATGGAGCGTGAGAACATCACGAAAAGGACTTCTAGCGGCAGAGCCATTAAGGCTGCAAGTGGCGGCTATAGTGGTGGCAAGGCTCCTATGGGGTACGAGGTTAAGGATGGTGAACTTTCAATCAAAAAAGATGAAGCGATAATTGTTCGGCGTGCTTTTGAATTGCGTGATGCTGGAAATACAATTCGTGGCGTAGCGGACAAATTGAATGAAGAAGGCTACTGCGGCAGAAACGGAAAGCCGTTTACATCTAGCACAATTCAATCCATTCTTGGAAACAGAAAGACTTATGAGGGCTATTACCGTTACGGTAAAAGTGATGAATGGGTAAAAGGAAAGCAGGAACCTATTTTATAAAAAATATGGAGGATATTTTTATGATTGAAAAGAAGGTTGAAGATTCAACTGCTTGCAATGCGTTTATGAAGAACGCAACTGCTGTAATTCTTGAGTATGTCCTTGAAGTTGGAATTGATAAATCTGTTGAAGATTGCGTTAAAGATAGTGAAATTGTTCATTGTTTTCCGCATCTTGAATCCTACGCAAAGGAACACGGATTTATCTAACCCGCCAGACATGGTATCGGATTGCTGAACAGAACAGGTGAAAGGAGTAAGAGCCTATGGATAAGTGGAACAACAGAAACTCGTATGACTGGCTTGCGGGGGCAGTCGTTGGATTGCTTACCGGGTTCTTTATCGTAGTTGTGGTTGCGAGGTGCGTTTTGTGATACTCAGTGACAACATGAAGCATCTGATCGACACGCTGAACGCCTATGAACCAGACCTTCCGAATGGGTTCTATTCCGTAAAAGCCCTGCAAGATAAGTTGGACTTCACGGCGCAGTTCGTCCTTAAATCTCTTGCCAACGATGGATTGATACGCTGGGGCGATACGCAGCACACGGCGTTCTGGCTCTTGGAACGTGCTAGGAATTACAAGAAAATTCATAAGCTGGAAAAGATTGAACAGTGGAAAGAAAGTGCGATAGGCTTTGCTTGCGGCGTTCTGACAAGCGTTGTCGCAGGTGCGATTAGTATTGTGTTGGCTGGTGTTTTCAGCTGACATTGTTCACAACCTAGAATAAAACCGAATATTCAATTTTTGTGCAGTTGTAGGCACTCTTTACATTTTCAGGTAGGGGGTGCCTATTTTTTATGCAGCCAAAACAGTGCATTGCCATCATCGACAGTATCAAAGCGTATGCAAAGCAGAATCCGACAGAAGCACAGGTATATGAGGACTGGTTTCAGGCGGTCGTAAACCTGAGAGACGCTCTGCCGCAAGACAAGCGGTTCGATGCCTACAAATACTCTGGCGAGTTGCGCTCTGTCTGTGCAGCCATGATGGGCAAGATGAAAACAGGCGAGGACGTGGCAAAAGTCTATGACATTATCAGCCGGACGTACCTGTTTGAAGCAAAGGATGTGTTCGACAGCTATTGCATTTACCTTGAATGGAACCGTGCGCCGGAGAAGAAGTTCTATCAGCCGAGACGCAGGGTGCTTTTGACGCTGGTTCGTGACCTAGAGGACTTGTTTTTCCATCGTGTAGAATTTCTTGGGGTAAGTCAGCCCCCGAGAACTGGAAAGAGTACGCTCTGTATATTTTTTATCACATGGCTGATGGGCAACCGCCCTGATGTTGCATCGGTTATGAGCGGACATTCCGACAAGCTGACCAATGGCTTCTACGGCGAAGTTCTGTCTATCATCACTGACCCCGTTACCTATAACTGGGGTAAAATCTTCCCTGACGTTCAGCTTGTGGATAAGAGTGCAAAGGATGAAAGTGTTGACCTGAACCGCAAAAAGCGTTTCCCTACCCTTACTTGCCGCTCCATTGGCGGCACTCTGACTGGTGCTGTTGAAATCGGCGAGGGCGGCGTTTTGTACAGCGATGACCTGATTGAGGATTTGGAAGAAAGTCTGAACGTTGAGCGTCTGAACAACAAGTACGATGCTTATCTGAACCAGCTAAAAGACCGTAAAAAGCAGGGCGCATTGGAGCTGATGGTCGGTACACGCTGGAACGTTCTTGACCCTCTGGGGCGCATCCAGAACCAGTACGCAGACAATCCTAAGTACAGATTCCGGGTGATTCCTGCGGTGGACGAGAACGGACACAGCAACTTCAATTATGACTATGGTGTGGGCTTTGACGATGCCTACTATGCCGATATGAAATCCAGCATTGATGACGCAACATGGTGGGCAAAGTACATGGGCAAGCCTTATGTGCGTGAAGGTCTGCTGTTCCCTGCCGATGAGCTGCGATACTTCAACGGCGTTCTGCCTGATGGTGAGCCTGATCGGAAGCTCATGGTCATGGATATTGCGTGGGGCGGCGGGGACTTCACCGCTTGCCCTATCGCTTATGTGTACGGCGATGCCGTGTTCATTCCTGACCTTGTATTCAATAACGGCGATAAGACCGTGACCAGACCGGAAGTCGTGGGCAAAATCATCCAGCACAAAATCAATGTGGTGCGTGGCGAAGCCAACAACGGCGGCGATGAATATTGTGATGTGGTAGACAGCCAGCTTCGGCAGCAGGGCTATCACTGCTCTGTCCGCAGCCAGCGTGCGCCAAGCGGCCAAAGCAAGCTGTCAAGAATCATCCAGTATGCGCCGGACATCAAACGGTTCTACTTCCTTGACGAGAAGCACCAGTCGAAAGAGTACAAAGCGTTCATGGAACAGGTGACGATGTTCACGCAGCTTGGCAAAGTTCCGCACGATGATGCGCCGGACAGTCTGGCGCAGCTTGCCGATGAATTGTACAACGGAATCAGTAAAATCGAGCCTGTCAAGAGGCCATTTTAATAATTCCCCTAAATAGCCGGGTGCGTAGGCATTAAAATTTGATTTGCCTATTGACATGGCTTACAATAGTACCAGGAAGATTTGCAGCTTCCTCTAGGTATTGCATTGACGTGGTTTAGTCATTTTTACTCGTCAGTTTATTGCATTACCCTCCTTTCTTACTCACCCACGACAGCTGCCTTTCTCTGTCGTGGGGATTATATGTTGCGTTTCCGAGTGGACGGAACGTTGTTTGTACTCCCCCAACTGACACGAAGCGGTTCAAACCCGCTACGCAGCACAACCATCCTCTTGCTTTGCATGGGATTTCTCTTTTGACACCTCACCGCTATTCCCGGCTCTCGATGTAAAAGGCTTTTTTGAATTTTCTCCTTTTGTAAAGAGCAGCGGTTAACCAATCAAGCCGGGTTTCTATCGCGGAGTGGAGCAGTCAGGTAGCTCGC